CTTGGTTTAATAATACACCATTACAATAGACTTCAAATTTATTAGGTTTAATACCTCTTATAACTTTATACTTTTTATTAGACGTTTCAAATTCTACTTCTATTTCACAATCGTTTTGATTGATTGTATTTACAAGTTGTTCTTTCTTTATATCTCTAAAGGCACGATTAAATAAACTAAAACATAATGCGTCAAGTAAAGTTGATTTACCTGCACCGTTTGTTCCTATGATTAATGTAGATGGTGACTTTGCTAGGTCTACTTCTATAAACTGATTACCTGTAGATAGAAAGTTACGCCATCTTAACTTCTTAAAATATATCATACTTTATTATCACTTGCCTCAATATAAATTGATTTCAAATATTCTTTTAATTTTGTTTTACTTACATCTGTTTCTAACTGGTCAACATAGTTATTTAGGAATGTAACCGTGTCTTCACCCATTTCTAATATGTCTTCTCTTACGCTAGCTTTAATGTCTGAATAATCCTCTACAATATTTAAATCATGTATTGTTATCTCATTATACAATCTTTCTACAAATTTGTCAAATACCTCGTTATCTGTTTTGTTTAATACGATTAATTTTATAAAGTGTTTGTCATAAGGTCTAATATCATAGTAAGCGTAATCTCTTTTTTTATCATCATATATTATTTTTTTATGTATTGTTTTTGGATTCCATATTCTTTCTATTTCTCTAGTTTCAGTATCAAATACGTGAAACCCTTTTGGATCCTGATAATCTGACCAGGTCATTTCATATTGAGCGCCTAAGTAAATAATATGACCGTCATCTGTGTGTTTATGAAAGTGTCCCGAAACAACTCTATCAAATCTTTTAAAATCAGATTTTTCTAATCCGTGTTCATTAATTACGCCGTTTTGCATTTCAATACCTTTTATTTCTAAATGACCAAAACATATATCTGCTTTTGCTGTTTGTATTGCGGTCATTGATTCTTGGTAGTTGTCTTCACATATCCAAGGCACAAACAGTATATCTGTACCATCAAAGTTTACTACTTTAGGTCTTGTATAAATCCAAGGTTCATTTTGACCATCAAAAGAAGTATAAAGATTTTCTACAGCGTTTACTTCGTTTGTATTTTTATAATATGTGTCGTGGTTACCAATAATAATATGTGTATCAATTTTTTCTTTCCAAAGTCTTTCAAAAAAAGTTTTTCTAAAAACAGAAGCTGTTTGATGATTAATAAACTTTCTTCTATCAACAACATCACCTAAGTGAATAAGTGTTTTAATATTATGTTCTTTTATATAAGGAAAAAATATTTCATTATAAAAGTCTAATTGATAGTCTCTAAAAGCTTCAGAGTCATTTCTCACACCAAAGTGTGTATCGTTTAGCAGAGCAATTTTCATATTATATTAGTTCTTCTAATGAAGTTCTGTATTCTTTTCTTTTTCTTTTTTTTATCTTTATTTCATTTGTTTTTGGAGTTTCTTCTACTGATCTATTCTTTCTTAAAAACTCTATAAATTGATTTGTGTAATCGTTGTTTTCATCACCTGGTTGAACAGCTAAATCTGCTAAATTAGCATCTTCTATTATCTTAACTTTAATGTTAACTTGTTTTTTTTCTTTTTGTATTCTTCTTATAAAAGCGTAATATATGATTTGCGTAAAATATGCAAATGGATTTTTTGATTTTTTAGGATTAAAATTACTTAAATACTGTAAACAGTTTTCTATACCATCACTTATCATTTCATCTCTAAAGGTATAATTAATAAAATTAGGCCTATAAGATAGGTGATTCGCAATCTTTAAAAAACACTCTCCAATGTAATTTGTAACAGGTGGATTTTTTCTATTTCTTTTTTTAGCTTTATTACAACGATCTTTATATTCAATCATTGCTTCTAAAAACTTTTTATTATCTACGTAGTGCTCACTTTTTTTTCTGCTCATTATATTTCTCCAAACTATAATAATATTATACTATAATATATGTTTTTTGTCAATGGTTTACGGTTGTATTTTTATGTTTTTTATTTCACAGGTCATTGACAAAATTCGTTTTCTGGTGTATAATACCTATGTAGGTGCTTCACCAGAAACCTAGCTACTAATGTAACTTCTTACTAGGCATTTCTGCTAAATCAACAAAGTCTTTTAGTTTCTTTTTAAGTCTATCTTTTTCTTTAATATCTTCAATCAACTTATCTAACTCCGAATCATCTAAGTCTTTTTCTATATAATCAGGTAGTGGTTGTTGCATTAACTTAGCAGACTTAACTAATATGTGATACCTTTTATCAAAAGCATTTGAGGCGTTACATATTGTTAAAATCTTATCTTTAGGTATAGTAACTATTTCATCATTTGTAAAACTAATCCATTTAACTAAAGCAATATAATCAGAAACACCAATTTCAGATATTTGTGGCACATACTTAATTAACATTGGACTTTGCAATCTTAATAAATTGCTTGGTTCTTTTAGTTGTTGAGCTGGAATAGTACAACATAATTCTTCACCAGAAACTAGTTTGATTATTTTTGTGATAAGAGGTTGTATTGCCATTACTTTAAATTAACACTATGAATATCATAGTTAAACCCTTCTTCGTTGTAAATATTTATTCTTTGTTGAAAGTGTGTAAGTGTAAAATTCTTTTTATCTTTATAAGTTAAGTCATCTGAAATATCATATAAAGTGGCTGTGTTTTTGTTATCACCAAGTCTTAAACCTCTTCCAATACTTTGCAAATTTCTTATCCTAGATTTAGAAGGACTAGCAAAAATAAGGTTATGCAAGTTCCGAATATTAATCCCAGTTGAGAAAGTCCCATACGAGGCAACGATAATTGCATTATCTGATTTTTCAGTAATGGCCCTAACTTGCTCACGTTGTTCAGCATCCACACCACCATAGACAAAAAATATTTCCCTATTGTTTTCAGCTTTGTTTTTAATGAGTTCATAAAGTTTCTTTCCGTGTTTTTCTACCAATTGAAACAAACACAAAGTATTACCTTGTAAGTTTAATGCTAAGTTTCTTATGTATTTATTTCTTGCTTCAGAAGTAGCTAAATACTCTAGTTCTTCGTGGTACTTACAACCATAAAGTTTTTTTGCTTCTTCATCATTATGTTTTAAAATTAAACAAACTATTTTTAAATCAGATAATTGTTTTTTATCCATTAATGTTTTTGTATCTACAACTTTGTTAACTTGACCAAACAATCCTTGTAATACAAGTTTATGTGTTTTACTGTCATCTAAAGTACCTGTCATACCAATACGATATTTACAGTCAACAAGTTTAGTCATAATCTTTGTTAGTGATACGGCTTTAAATAAGTGTGCCTCATCACCAATTACAGCACCAAAGTTTTCAAAAAAAGTTTTTGGTAACTTATAAAGCGATTGCCAAGTAGATATGACAACTCTTTTATTTTCATCAATGTCATAACCGTGATATTTTCTACTAACATTATTTTCTACGTCATAACCATATTGTTTAAAGTCTTTGTATAACTGTTCTACTAAAGAAGTAGTAGGTACTATAATTAAAATGTTATTATCAATTACATTTAAATAATGTCTAAGTAACATATAAGAAATTAAAGACTTACCAGAAGCAGTAGGCGATAATATTAAACCTCTATCATTTTCCAATGCAAATTTAAATGCGTCAATTTGATAATCTCTTGGTGTGATAGATAAGTCGTAAGAATTGATTAAGCCGTCTATATCGGCGGCTGAGACAGTATTAAACGTAAGGATTTCATTGATTTCGTCTATTTTTACATTTTTCTTATTACACCAGTCTTTTAGATAAGGATACAATCCTACATACATTTGACCTGTAGCATAAGAGTATAATCTTATCTTTCCATCCCAAACTCTACTACGATATTGTGGTGTAAACTTATAACCAGGTACCTCAAAGGAAAAGTATTCTGACAACTCTCGTCTTATGTCAGCTTCAGCTGTAATTCGTATGTAAACTGAATTAAGTTTTTCTACTTTTATTTCGCTTGACATAATGTTGTTCATTAAGTTGTGTATCAACTTTTGCTAATAATTTCTTTTTTTCTTCAGAGCGAAATTCAACTGGAAGTCCTAAATGAGGTCTAGCATCATACTTACAATAATCTTTGTATGGACCATTTACATCATTAAAATGTAAAAAGACTTGTGCGTGATTATTACCTTCAAATTTTTCTCTCCAATGTTCAACTTCACATCCTCTATAAACTATCATATCGCCTTCATTTAAATATATAGGCGTTCCTTTATTACCAAATCCTCCAGTCTCATCAACAAACATAGGCCAACGATAATTAGAATCATTAACATTATGACCTAACATTAAAGTTGTTGATACTTCACAACTTGGTCTATCTTTATGTCTTTTTAATACATCACCTGGTTTATATAATCTCCAATAAGAGTAAGTAGGTTCTAATTGTAAACCAGTAATCTCTCTCATAGGTATTGTTGCTTGATCTAATAAAGTTTCCATTGCAGGATCAGCGTAACAAGAATATGTCTTTGGTGCTTGTTTGTCATCATAAGTACCATCTATATCTGGTCTATAACCTTTATAATTTGATTGATAAAATGTTGCAGCTCTTTTGGCTCTCATCAAAGCATATGCGTAAAGAAAATCTGCTTTTTCTTTTGAAATAAAGTTTCGTATGACCACATACTTGTGATCTTTATAAAATTGTTTTGTATCTATTGCCACGGTCTTCCTAATACCCACATCACTAAAGAATATCGAGTACCTCTTGT